ACCCTCAACTCCGACACGACGCCGATCTCTTCGAGATGCCTAGCCCAACGGCGTCTAGCTTAGTTCTTCGAACAAATGATATACTTGGTTGTTGCATTGGGTTGTTATTAGATAAACAAAGAGCAGCTCTCTGCATAGTCTAACTATGGAAATCTAATTGGTTCGCTTGAGCTATGAATGGCTCCGCTCACCAATGAATTGATATCCCCACCGTCCCTCCCTATCGTAGAGATTGCAAGGTCGAGGGACCTCCCAAGCAATGGAAACTTAGTTCTGACGAACCAATGTTTATCTTTACCTTTGGCTCTCTACCGATAGCCAAACGTAAACACTAGCTCGTACCTCGCAGGAGTTACGACACACAAGGGGGTAGGCAAAAACTAGACCCTACACATACATGAGAAGTGTTTCCCTAACATTTTTAGCTAAAAAAAGCTCGACAAGGTTGTTGGGTTGGTGGTAGTTATGGATTTATGTTGATTATCTCAAAAATATTTTTTACTCTGAAAGGTGCGATCATGAGGGTTGGTGTATTAGCATCTGTTCTTCTAAACAGAAAAGGTAAACAAAATGGCGACACCATTGTGGCAGAGAAAAGGGGGGAAGAACCCAAGCGGCGGTCTGAACGAGAAGGGAAGAAAGTCATACGAAAGACAAAATCCCGGCTCGGATCTAAAAGCTCCAGTAAAGAAGGGGGACAACCCAAGACGAGCCAGCTTTCTAGCAAGAATGGGGAACGCAAAAGGACCAGAGTACAAGGACGGAAAACCAACAAGACTTCTTCTAAGTCTAAGAGCATGGGGAGCAAGTAGTAAGGAAGATGCTCGAGCAAAGGCTAGGGCGATTAGTAAGCGTAACGAGAGTTCAAAAAAATCTTAGTGGGTGAGAATCCAGAACCAAAGGAGTAACAAATGACACCAGAAGCTAGAAAGAAACAGCTTGAGAAGATGCAGAAAACCACAGCTGGAAAGGCTGGGAAGAAACTGCAAGATATGTATAACAAAAAGAAAAAGAAGAAGAAAAAGAAAAGTGGTCTTTTTGACCGACTTAGAGAAATGGGTAGAAACATTAAGTCTACTCTCAACGCACCAGCAAGAAGGGTCAGAGAAGAAAAGCTTGAGCAAAGAGCAGAACGTTCTGGAATAAAGAATCAATCAGGCGAAAGCCGAATGCGAAAAGGCAAGCTTTATGAAGATGCTCCTAAAGGAGCTGGTGGTAAGGCTTCAAAATTTATTGACAAAAATGCTCCTCCACCATCAAGAAGAAAGACTGGGGAAGATAAGTTTGCTCCAAAGGGTGCTGGCGGTAAAGCTAAGAAGTTTATGGAAACTAAAAGTGAAACTGTTTCTGATAAGCGAAAGACACTTCAACAAGCAAATCAAATGAGAGCAAGAAAGGCTAGAAATCAAGGTGTAGATAAGTTTGCACCACAAGGTAAAGGTGGAAAAGCTAAAGCTATCATTGAAAAATCAAAAGAACCAACTTCATTCAAAGAAGCATTTAGACAAGCTAGATCAAAAGGTGTTGCTAAGTTTGAGTATCCAAAAGGTTCTGGCAAGATGTATGCCGCTGTTACTATGGACGAAGTAAGAAAAGCTAAGAAACAAGGTAAGATAGAGAAAGCAACTCTTGCCGCTTATCTAAGAATGAAGAGGAAGAAGTAATGCCTGGATATAGTCAAGGACAAGCAATGATTGCTTCACAAGCTGGAGATCCTAAAAAGATTGAGAAAGCTGATTTTGCAAAGTTGCGAAAGAAAAAGAAGAAGAAACAACCTCTTTACGATAAGGTTAAGATGAATGGCAGTTAATGCGGCTGGTAATTATACCAAACCAAAAATGCGTAAAGCCTTGTTCAATCGAATCAAAGCGGCGAATGTTCAAGGCACAGCCGCTGGTAAATGGTCTGCTCGAAAGGCACAGTTACTAGCAAAAAGATATAAAGCGGCTGGAGGTGGTTACACCTAATGGAAAAAGCAATTACAAATAAAAAGATTCAAGAGGAATATAGAAAACGCTTTCCTGATTATTTTATTCATCAAGCTCGACAAAAAAATAAGAAAATAAAAAATGCTCAAGCTCTCTACAATAAAAATGTTAAAAAACAAAAGGACATAAAATTTTTTTCAGGTATAAATAAAACTGACACCGAAGTTGGAAGGACTGGTTCTGGAATGTTAGGTGTTCTTTTTTCACCAATTATTGCTGGAGTAAAAGGGGTTCAGGCTGTAAAAACACGACTATCAAAAAAGAAACTAAGAACAGCTATAAAAGAAAAAGAAGCTTTGTGGAAACTGATTAAATGAAGCGTTCACAAAGAAGTTTGAAAGCTTGGGGAGAACAAGATTGGCAAACGAAAAGTGGCAAGAAGTCTTCCGTGACTGGGGAAAGGTATCTACCAAAGAAAGCAATACAAGCTCTTACAGCAGAAGAGTACGCAAGAACCACAGCAGAGAAAAGAAAAGCAAAGAAGAAAGGGAAACAGTTTTCTTCTCAACCAAAACAGATAGCAAAAAAGACAGCACTCTATAGGAGGTTTAGTTGAGTTTTATAAACACGTTAAAACCTGAAGAACATAGAATGTTAAGACGTATGGTGAAAGAAATACACTTTCAATACTTTGATGAAAAGCATACTAAGTCTTTTGTTACAAACTCTATGCTTGATAATGTCATAGAAAACATTGGACAAGAAGTTGCTGAGATGATGATTAGAACTGGAATGCAAAAAGGTTTGAGTTGATAAATTTCAACTATAAGCCTGATGGTCAAACTCTAAAAGACTTCATGAAAGATGATAATTTTTTTCGTGGCATACGAGGTCCAGTTGGTTCTGGTAAATCTGTTGGTTGCTGTGTTGAAGTATTCAGAAGAGCATTAGAACAAAAACCAAATAAAGATAAGATCCGTAGATCTCGATGGGCTGTTATAAGAAACACAAACCCACAACTCCGAACAACAACTATAAAGACTTGGCTTGATTGGTTTCCTGAAGATGATTGGGGTAACTTCCATTGGAGTGTGCCTTATACTCACCACATAAAAAAAGGTGATTTAGACATTGAGGTTATATTCTTAGCACTTGATAGACCTGAAGATGTAAAGAAACTATTATCTCTTGAACTTACTGGTATCTGGGTAAACGAAGCAAGAGAGATTCCTAAAAGTATTATTGATGCGTGTACTATGCGTGTTGGTAGATTTCCAAGTATGCGAGATGGTGGACCAACTTGGTCTGGTGTTATTTGTGATACAAACGCACCAGAAGAAGATCATTGGTGGGCGATAATGGCTGGAGAAGTTCCTATACCAGATCACATTCCAAGAGAACAAGCGACTATGTTAGTGAAACCTGATAACTGGTCTTTCTTTACACAACCAGCGGCAATGCAAGAAAAGCTTGATGATAAGGGTGAAGTATCTGGTTATGAGATGAATAAGCAAGCAGAAAACGCAAGTAACATTCTTGATACATACTATCCAAATCTTATACGAGGAAAGACAAAGAGTTGGATAGATGTTTATGTAATGAATAGATTGGGAATGATTCAGGAAGGTAAACCAGTATATCCAGATTTTGTTGGTGAAACACATATTGCTCAAGAAGAAATACCTATTGCTATGGGTGTGCCTTTGTACATTGGTATTGACTTTGGACTTACACCTTCTGCTGTATTTGCTCAGAAAGTTCGAGGTCGATGGTTGGTTCAATCAGAGATTGTAGCAGTTGATATGGGTATTGTGAGATTTGCAGAACTATTGCGACAAGAGATAAGTTCTCGATTTAATGGTCTTGATGTGTATATTTATGGAGATCCCGCTGGTGATTTTAGAGCTCAGACAGATGAAACAACACCATTTGGAATATTACGAGGTGCTGGATTAAAAGCTGTACCAGCTCCTAGTAACAGTATAGATCTAAGACTTGAATCTGTTTCTGCACAACTCACTAAAATGGCAGATGGAAAGCCAGCATTTCTTATTGATAGAAGATGTCCACAACTTATTAAAGGTTTTCAAGGCGGATACTGTTATAGACGTATGCAAGTATCTGGAGAACGATATGATGATAAACCTGATAAAAATATGTACTCTCATATACATGATGCTCTTCAATACTTGATGTTAGGAGCTGGTGAGGGAAGAACTTTGATTGCTGGTCAAAAGCCAGTAAAAGCTTTCAATGCAAGAAAAGGCTTTGATATTTTTGCAAGATCGCCTAATAATAGGAACAAGACCAGTTTTTGGAACAGATTGTAGGAGAATAATATGTGTTTTGGTGGTGGAAGTTCTCGACCTGAACCAGTAAGCCCAACAGTTACTGAAGAACAGAAAGAACAAAAAAAAGAAGAAACTCAAAAAAAAGTAGAACGTAGACAAGAAGCTCTTGAAAAAGAGGTTACTTCAGATACACCAATTAAAACACAACTAACTTATGAGATGGGTGCAAAGGCTGGAACGCCAGTTGTTCGAGGTAGAAGAGGAAGACGAGCTTTATATACAAGTGGTCGAGGTGGTATAGGATATCGCAATCCACTTATGTTTGGATAATAGAATATGGTACATTCTTATAATCCGATTGATATGAAAGATAATGATAAGCTTTTATCTGCTTACATGAAGAAGTATGAAAAAGCCAAATCAATACGACAACGATGGGAACCTTTATTTAATGAATGTTACGAGTATGCTTTACCTATGCGTGAAACTTTCTACTCTTCCGCAAAAGGTGAAAGAAGAGATGAGAGAATATTTGATGAAACGGCTGTTGTTGGAGTCCAAGAATTTGCGTCAAGGTTACAATCAGGATTAGTTCCAAATTTTGCAAGATGGGCTGATTTTACTGCTGGTAGTGAAGTACCAAAAGAAAGTAGAGAATCTATCAATAATGATCTTGATGAAGTTACAGATTATGTTTTTGAAGTAATACAAAATTCAAACTTTGCTCAAGAAGTTCATGAATCATTTATGGATCTTGCTGTAGGCACTGGTGTTCTTCATGTTGCTGAAGGAGATGCCATTAATCCAGTTAAGTTTACTGCACTTCCTTTACCTCATGTTGTTCTTGATGTTGGACCAGATGATATGGTCGATCATGTATTTAGAGAAAGAGATATGCCTTTTGGTCATATTCCAATCGTATATAGAGATATGGAACAAATGCCAAAGCTTGTAAATGCAATAAAAACAAATCCTGATGCAGAAGCAAAGGTTCTTGAAGTTGTGTGTAAAGATTATTCGAAGATTAATGAAGATGCTTATTTATGTTTTGTTTTCGAAACAACAACTAAGTGTGTAATTAAGAAAGAACAATTCAAGGGAACTGGTAGTAATCCATTTATATGTTTTCGTTGGAGCAAAGATCCCGGTG